ATGAATGATGACCTGATCCTCGAACTCAGCCGCAAAAAAATATTTTGCGCCATGAAAACCCGTTTTTACCTGCACGATTATACCGGTGCAGACGGCACTGCCCAAATTATCTATGCAGTAACCATCAATAGAACCAGAAAAAGAATTTATACCGGCTACTTTTGCCGTCCCGAAGATTGGGACCGCAAAGGGCAGCGCACGAAAGATGATGCGGAAATTAACCTGATCCTGGATAATATGGCATCCAAGGCGATCAAGATCAAAACATTTTATTTCCTGTCCAAAAAGGAAATGAGCCTGGATAGTTTCCTGACGGAATACTTTAACAATACACCCAGCTTCGATTTCAATTCCTTTATGATCAATGAAATTGAAAAACAGTGCGCCAACCCCAACACGCTGAAGAAACATAAGAGCATTCACAAGAAGCTCCGCACGTACCAGGAAGTGATTCCGTTCACCGATATAGATTTTGAATTCATTAACACCTACCGCGCACATCTGCGGAAGCTGGGAAACAATAAGACCACGGAAAACTCCAACATTAAGATCATAAAGCATTACCTTAAAACGGCACAGCGCTACGGGATCCTGCTTAATCTGGATCTTGATGACCTGAAACCGGGCAGCTGCAGCGGGAACCGAACAGCCATTGATATGGCAGACATCAAGAAGCTTAAAGGTTATCTGTTTTCGGAATACATTAAGGATAACTGGAAGCTGTCCCTCGGTTACTTCATGTTTGCCTACAATACCGGCATGCGCATCAGTGATATACGCAACCTTCGCCGCGATGAGCTGACGGATTATATTTCATTTAAAACAGTAAAAACGCAGAAGCAGCAGGACATGAAGCTGAACAATAATGCGAAGTCCATCCTGCAGAATGATCCGCGCCTGTTCCGGCAATTCATAACGCAGCAGAAAATAAACGAGCACCTGAAAATAATTGCCAAATTCCTGGGCATTAAAAAGAAACTCACACTGCACGTCGCCCGCCACACGTTTGCCACTAACTATCTGAAGGCCGGTGGAAAGGTGCACGATCTACAGCTGCTGCTGGGCCATTCCAACATTCAGACTACAATGATCTATGTGCACCTTGCAAATGACTCCGCACTGGAAACCGTGCATTTACTTGACGATTAAATAATCGTTTCGGTGATCATATCGATCTCATACGTGTCTTCCACCAGATCCTTAGTCCAGGACTTTATATTATGGATGTTATTGTAGGCGAAAATATAATCTTTGATTGTCGCTTCAAAAAGATCCGCCGGCCAGTAAAACTTCCATTGATATTCCATGCCGAGAATCCGCTGCCGCAGCCACTTTTCCCAATGCGAGTAAAACAACTCCGGGAAGTCTGCCCCTGGCGGATTTTTTGCGTTATTCTGCACACCGGTCAGACCATCGTAATACACCAACTGCAGTGCATCGGAAGTGTCTTTTTTGATTATTGCGGTATCATAACCCTGTGGTTTGGCAACACCGGTCTTAATGATAATGCAGTTCGCTTCGATGATGTTGGTTTCCTGCAATGGTGGTTTATTCAGGAACGCGCCGGCCGCATCATAATACATGCTGTTTTCCGGATTCTTCTCGTCTTCGGGTGCGCGCAAGAGAAACGAACGTTTACCCAGGAGCGTACGCTTAACCGCGCGAATATCCACTTCGGCGGCTTGCATGTCGCGAACATTTTCCGGCACGCGTGCGCCCAGCCTGTTCATATAGATTATATTATCCACGACATCCACATCGTAATTAAAGCGGTTACGGATAATATTAACAAACTCGCCAAAGGTCATATCCGGTACGGCACGGGTCAGGTTTACTTCATTCAGGTTGGTAATGACGCCGTTATCTTCGCCCTCGGCCGGCTCTTCCAAAGACTCGCCGATAATTTCCGCAATGATTACCGGCTCGGTCACATTGTTTTTAAAAGCGCGTTCCAAATGAAAATAAATCACTGTATTATCTGCAGTGGTCGTAAGGTCTATATTAAAGTTCACACGGTGGGAATTATAAGTATTTGCCCCAACACTCCAGATAAATGCACCGTTCATTCCTACTCCCGCCAAACGGCTGCTTTTGATACCTTCCAGCAAAAAACTGCCGACAATTTTATAGCGGCCTTTTTTGGCAATGGTCATCGGTTTGTCAAAGATCGCAACCGGGACAAAATAAGTATCATACTCATGCATATTCACCGATAATGCCGTTCGTAACTGTGTTAGCCTGGAAAAATATTCTGTGCCGGAAAAGATCCACCGCTGGCTGAAAATCGGATCGGTGAGAATGTCGCCCGCCAACGTAAGCCCGGCATCGGCAAAACCTGTTTTCAGCACGTATAGAAAATGGGGAGTCGGGTGCAGGATATTCACATTAAAAATATTGCCCTGCTCATCAATGTAGTTGCGGCGCATTTCAGAGCCGTCCGGCTTCAAGTCATTATAATACCCGTCGAACGCATCCCATAACGCCTGATCCGGCGGATATTTGGTGGTGTACATCCGTGGGAAGTTAAAGTCTGTTTCCGGATATTTTTTGCCGGCGATGCTTTTTGCATAGGCGTAGATGTCGGTTACCTTAAAATTATGTAGCGGAAGTTCTGCCAGCTTTTTATCAAAATTCGGCAAATCTTCAAAGCCAAAATCAATCTGGCCCGTGAGAAATCGCCCTTCAATACTTAGTAGCTGCAACTTTGCTTTATGGATCCTGCTTTCCCAGAGCAGCAACCCCTCAAAATTATTCTGAAGATTAAGCGAGTCGGTACTCTCATAATCGCCAAATGACTGATGGAATTCTTCGTTCATATATATTTCAAATGGAAAAAAGAATTTCGAAAACATCTTGTCATTCATGCGCGAGTTGGATTCCTGACTGCTGATTTTCTGGCCCGTTAAATCCAGGATCCGGTCACCGGTAAAAAATTTAATTTCCATTTTCTTCCACAATTAAAAATTCAAGATCCCGGCTGATGATTTCTTCTGTTGAATCCAGCTCAACGTTCTTTTTGGTGATATTAAAACAACGATACACACGCTCGCCGATCTTCAGGAAGCTGATCCGGCTTTCAATCAGGGCCGTCATCATTTCGCGTTCAGATGACAGGAACGGTCCGGTAGAAATGGTAAGTGTATTTACTTTCGTTACATCGTATTTTTCGTTCTGATCCCGAAATATGTCCCGCGCATAAATATGGTTAAACTCCGGCGACAATCTGTATTCGCCCGTGAAGGTGAACCACTCCGGCGCAAGATTTTGGTTTTCCCATTGCAAATGAACGACACCATACGAGGCAGGAAGTTCGGCAAAATAAACGAGTGTGCCGCCAAAATCTTCTATATCCGAAACGACACCGCGTTTTTCCGTTTTAATTAAATCACCCTCGGCGGTGCTGACGAAAAGAATGGATGATGTATTGACTTTCCGCATTGTTACCGTGGAAAGCAGCGGATAGGCAGCCGGTTTTTTTCCCGGGAACAGGCGCAGCGGATTTAACTCCTGGGAGAAAAGAGAATTTCGGTTTTCGTCCAATTCCTCAACGGTTATAACCGCATTTACTTTTTTCATAAAGTCAACTTTACCAACCAGGTCAAATAATTGCTTTTTCCAGCGGGGAAAAAAGCGATGAAGTTTTTTTCCGATATCAAATTGCGCTTTTTCCTGAAAATACGGCACAATGTATTGTCTTTCAATAGAAAGCGGTTTTCCCATTAGCTGATATTGCGCCACCACCGAAAAACGGACAAAATAAGCGTTCTCCGTCTTTTTATTAACGACAATGGGCGCCAGGTCAAGGGAAAACTCACTTACTTCGTCCACTTCCACAAAACTTTTAAGGGACAGCGCTACCGGAACCGTCAAGAATTTGGTTCCGTAGACAAATTTGAGGTTTGCCGTATAATTCCCGGTATTTAAGCCTGATGTATTGGTGGTAACTGAAATATTCTGGCTTGAATTACCGCCAAGGGGCGAAACAGCAAGCCATGAAGGCACATCTTCAATAGTAAAATCCAGACTCAACGGATTGATTACGTTCAAATTATGCGTTTGCTCCGTGGCAAACTTAAAAACTTCAAAAGCCAGGCTGGAAGGCTGCACACTGATGCCGCCATCCACAACTGTCAGGTTAATATTAAATCCTGCGACGAAAGTATCATCCGTTTTCAGGATTTTCGCGGGAATATTGATATTTCCGGTGGGTGGCAGCAGCGGATTGGATGCTAAAGGATTGCCGGGATCTTCTGCAAGACTAAACGAGTCTGCAAAACCAGATGCCGGAGCAAATACGTTGGAGTTCTGCCAAAACTTTAATAATTCGCCGCCTGTATTATTAACAATATTAATGGTGGTTTCACCGCTTAGCGTATTATCCGATCTGTTGTAAACAACATCATACGAACTTTGTTCAGGAGCGACTTCTGAAGGACCGATGCCTGTAAGATTCAGAATAACCAAGCAATCCATGGTATTAAAATAACCATTATCTGCATTAGACAATTCAATTACAACGGTCGCATAATATGTTCCCGAAGGCAAATATTCAATATTCTTAAAGGCAAGCTGTAAATAATTTGCCCCTTGCTCAAACGGCAAATAGGATCCGCTTGCGCTCGGAGCATACAGCCATTGTACTTCAGTGTTTTCAAAATTAAAATGATACTGTGTGTAAAAAACCTGTGGTGCATCCATAATGTTAACCTGTATCTGCTGAATAACAGGTATTGTCCCATTACGATCAAAGTTAACCGTTTGCTGTGCGGGTTTTATATTACTTACTGCTGGCATATCTTAATGTTTATTTCTGTTTTTAATATCATCGAATTCCTGGATCATTTCCTTTGCTTCCTTCCCATTTCGGGCGGTCTTTTCAATTTTGGCACTGATGCCGTATTTCTGCATATTGTCCAGGGTGGTGTTCATCCGGTTGAGTGTCGCCATCATCATCACCATCACCTCATCATTGCCGGTGGAGCTTATATTTTCCTTATATAAGCCCTGCTCAAAGCCGCGCACCTGAGCAATTTCCCTGTTCAGCAGCTGGATGGTGGTTGGCTTCAGGCGCTTCATCGTTTTGCCGTCGATTACCATTTCCGGCTCATTGCGCCCGGCTTCACCTACGAGGATGGTCGGTTCACTGTACATGCCGGTTGAAAGGTTTTGCCGCCGGGCATTGAAACGCTTCTTATCCTGCTGGCGAAGGACAGGGTAGAGACCGTCTTCAGCACCGGAAACTTCGGGTAATGGCTGGCGCATGATCGTAGCAACCTGCACGGCGCCCATTGCACCTGCAAGCCCTGCCATCACCAAGTTCACAGGCCATGGAGCAGACCGAAGCATATTCATTACAGACACCGCTGTATTGGTTACGGTTTGCGCAATGGCCATCGCTTTTTCGCGCTTGGCTTGCTTGTAAGCAGTTTCGGCTTTCTTTTTTTCCAGTTCCGCATCTGCTTCCAGAGTGAGTTTCTTATAGGTTTCCTGGTTGATGTATCCCTCCTGCAATTGCCTTTGCAGGCTTCGTTTTTTCCGTTCGTTGGCTGATTCCGCTTTGCGCAGCATGCTTTCTTCATTGGCACGCACAAAGCTGGCATACGTGGCAAACATGTTCTGTGCAACCTGAACCGCAGCCGCTACTTTCAGCATGTTTTCCTCCAGCTTATTGGTGTTGGTGAACATGGCCTGCCACTGATCGGGGTTTAAGCCAAGCAGGTCGGTGCTGCCAAGAGAAGCAAGAGATGAAAATGGATCTTTTGAGTCCTTCCCATTCTGCAAAGCATTCTTAGCACCCAGTAGTTTATCAATCTCTGCGGAATAGGTTTTCAATACTTCCAGCTGCTCCGGCGTGATCTTGGTTGGATCCAACGACATCAGCGACTGCAGGACCGCAACCTTGCCGCGTAGGAACCTGATCTGCTCTTCCAAGGAACGCTCATTGTAATATTTCTCCAGCTCTGCCTTGGCTTCGTTCCAGGTGCGAATTTTACCCAGCGCTTCCTCGGTGTATCCTAAACTGCCCAGCAGACTCTTCAAGCCTTCCACGGTGGAGTTTTCGGCTAAACCTTTATTGATAGCTTCCTGATTGGCTTTGATAAGCGCATCCAGCTGCTCCTTTTCTTTTTTAAGCTGTTCCTGATAGCGCTTTTCCTCCAGTGCACGAAGTTTGAGCATGGTGGTTTCCTGTGCGCTGATCTGTAACTGTTCAAGATCAGCATTGTTTTCAATCCACTGTGCTTTAATAGCCTGAAAGACCTGCTGCTCTCGTCCTTTGGTTTTGGAGATAATGTTATCCAGCTTTTTGAACTCTGCATCGGTGTACATTTTCTTTTGCAGGTCGGCAACCTTTTGCTCACCTTCCGCCACGATCTGCATACGCTCGCGGGCATACCAGTCGGTTTCCAGTTCTGCCAGTGCATTCTGCCGGTCAATCTGCAGCTGTATAGCCAATTGTTCAGCCAGTTCGCCCTGTTTCAGCATGGCTTCTTTTTCGCGCTCCCATTTTTTGGCAGCAGCGTCTGCAGCGCTGTTTTTCTTTTTCTTTGGCTCTTTGACTTCTTTCCCCGGCGTTATATAAGTAGACGAACCGCCATCCATTGAACCAAGCACAGAGCCCGGATCCGTAGCAATCAGTTTCTTTTGCTCAGCATTAATAGCCTTTAATTCCGTGGTGTTTGCCCGCAACGCATCCCGCCGCGAACGATAGGCATCGCGCACGATAGGAACATACTTCGCCAACTCTTTTTCCACATCCGCAACCTTCACCATCGCATCTATTCGCTTGGCATCTTCAATCGACATATCCCGCAGCAGGTTGCCTCTGTTCAGCTTTTGCTCAAGCCAGGTGCCGGCACCTCCCATGTCCTGCCAGCCTTTTTCAATCGGCTTACCCTGAATATCAATCTGCTTTTTAATCAGTTCCTTCTGCTTCTCGCTGACCGCTTCGGCATACGCTTTTTTGTTGAGCGCTTCGATATACTTATTAATAATGCCCACGCCCTCAGCCGTTTTAATATTCTGCGCGTTGAGCAATCCAATATGGTCCGGAATTATGTTGTTGAGCCTTCTCAGCGCCTCAGCACGTTGCTCATTGCTGGCTGTTTCACTTCTGGCAATCTGAACGAGTTTCTCAATTTCATTTTTTTCGTCCGATACCTTCTGTGCAGCAGTAGAACGGACATCATTTAATATCCTCTGCTTAGCAGTAAGTTCATCAGTCTTTTCAGCAAACAGTACGTAGGCAGCTGTGGCAGCAGCCACCAGACCAAGGACAATACCCCACGGGCTCGCCTTTGTAACAAGGTTAAGTTTTGCCTGTGCTGCTGTTTGCAATGCAGTATTCCGTGTCAGGATTGCGTAAGCAAGCTGGGCACGCGCCACTGATGCTGTAACAAGGTTCTGCACAACAGCACCGGAAGCATTCAGGGCATTGTTTAATTTCTGAATAACGGTGTAAGCGAGCAGCCTTTCCTTCGCAGTTGCAAGTGTAAGGTTACTGATCGCAACGGCCGCATTGAATGAAAGGACACCAGCCGCGATTATTATGAATAGTTTCGTTACAAAAGCGATTGTCTGCCCGATTGCCTTCCATCTGCCGTCCGCATCATCCACGGCCCCGATCATCTTTCCGAATGATGCGATAATATAATTTAGCGCTTTCGCTACCGTATCACTGGTGAACATGCCGAGCATCTTTTTCTTCACTTTGTCATAAATGGCAGCTGCATTATTGTTTACATTATTAAATTCATTCTGCAAAGAGGTGGCTTCCTGCAATGATTGGTTGGATAAATCAATACTCTTGCGAAAACGGTCCGTATTTTCAGAGGCGGCACCAATTGCTTTAATGACGAACTGATCGTTGATCTTCAGATACTCCAGCATCTCTGCCAGCTTTGTCGTGTCAAGTCCTTTTGCGCCTTCCGAAAACTTCAGGAAGAACTCCAGCGGATCGGTGTTCATCAGATCCTGCACTTCCTTCTTGGATATGCCCATGACCTTGGCAAACTTCTCAGCATTCACGGCAGCAGACCGCACAAAGGTGGAATATGCCGTAGAGGAACGTTCCGCGTCCAATCCGCTTTCCTCAAACGCTGCACCCAGCGCCAATGTTTCAGCAATAGTCGGCTTCAGCTTATCAGGTAACGAACCCAGCCGCAGCGCAAACTCCCCAATGTTCTCCTCGGAAGCAGCACCGGCAGCACCGAGCTCATTCATGGCGGAGCCGATCTGATTGATGGCTGTCGCCATTTCCAGCTCCTTGGTCTCCCGATACAGTCCTTTCAGCTTACCGAGCGTATTGGTTACGGCTTCCACGCCACCGGCAAAACCGTCACCAAGTGCTACATTCGCTTTATCTACCTCGCGCACGAAATCCTTTATCTGTTCCTGCGGAATACCGAGGCGGCCACCGACTTCCGCAATCTTAAATAAATCCATGCGTGATGTCCTGGTATCAAATTCAGAGAAAGCCATCCCCAATTCTTTAACCTCTTCCGTATTCATCCCGGTAGTCTTGGCCACTGCGGTCTGTGCATCTGCCAGCTTATTGTTCAGGTCGATGGTTGACTGAATAGATACGGCCACACCGGCAAGCGTAGCCAAAGCAGCAGTCAGGATGCCACTATAATGGTTAAACTTTCCAGCAAGGTTTTGGATAGAAGAGGCAGAAGCATTGGCACCATTGCGAAGTTCACCCATACGGCCGTTGATCCTGGCAAGTTGCTCATTGGCAAGCGCGAACTCCGGACTGTTGGGGTTCATATTGTTCAGTTGCAGGCGCAAGTCATTGGCTCGCCTGCGGAGTTGCTCCATCGTAAGGCTCATGATGTCCATGGCCTTGATCTCCTCGTCGATCTTCCTCTTATTATCTGCTATTGCCTGTGTAAGGCTGGCAATGGCCCGCTCATTTGCTTTATACTCATCGGAATCCTTTTTCCGCTGTCGGCTCAGCTGCTGCTGCTTTTGCTGCAGATCTTTTAGTGTAGTGCCCAGCCGCTTATTTGCCAATTCCAGATCGACCACACGCTTCTGCGCCTCGTCGCCGTTCACGATAATTTTCAGTTTCAGGATTTCATCTGAAATAACTTTTGCCATGCCCAAATATTTCCACAAGATTAGCGAAGTGCGACCGGCAATGGCGTTACATTAAACGCTTTGCACCAATGGTGGGGGCGCGCGGGGCGCGGAATGGGTGCGGCTCCCGCAAAAATGCCGTGGCAATTGTCGCAAATGCCCTGCTGGTGGGCGTTTGCGCCATATTTCCGAAAAAATCGAGCCTCGGCAATTGGATTTTAGCAACTCGGCGGCGTCGGGGTCAGCTTCACACAAAAAAACGCCTTTCCGAGTGGGCAGACGTTTTTTCGCTGTAAATCAGTGTTTTATGATTTGTTGAGATAATTTGTAATACTCAAAACTGGCTTTATATGGCTGTTTATCAATTATTTAGAATGATTATAAAAATGCATTTCAGGATAAAATAAATACCTAATTTTAGGTATTTTATCAGATTATTTTTGTAAATTTATGTTACTAAAGCAACACAGAATGAAGCATTTACGGAGAAATGAAGCCGCCGGAGCCGCGCCGGTGGATCAGAAAAAAAAGCCGGCAATATTGCCAGCAGCGGACAGGGTAATAAAAAAGGAAAAGCGCAATTTTTTGCGAGCGAAAACGGAAAAGGAAGGATAAAACCACCTAAAAAAATATCCCCAACGCAGTGACGATGCAAAGGGGACTAATCCACAACAATTTTTAAAAAAAAATTATCATGACTTCAACCACAAAAGTACAAAAAACTTCTGACATCGTTTTTAACGAATTGCGGAAAAACGGATTTTCTAAATTCTTTAACTGGATTGACTACCAGTATTTTAAAAAGCTGGCGGAACACGAGGGAAGGAGGGAACAAAAGGAGAAAGCCCAGGCAATTATTTTTTATTTCCTGAACTACAATAACGAACCTTCAGATTTTGCCGATTATGAATTTTAGAAAATTAAAGATCGGCTACCTGTTCACCAACAAAAAGCCAGTGCCAAAAATAAATATTTCGGGGAAATGGGTGCAGGAAGCAGGGTTTCAGATCGGCGAAGACGTGAAAATCACCGTAGCAAAAAATCAAATTATCATTACAAACAAAATCTAATATTATGAACACGTATTCAAAATTTTGCCCTAATGTTTTTTTAGCCAAATGCACAGAACGCCACGCGAAAGGCGACTTAATACAAGTTACAACGAAGTACGGCAAGGAAAACGAAAGCGAAGTATTTAATCTGATCTATGAGCGCGACGGCTTTTTTTATTATTCCGTGATCCGCGCAGATGGAACCAACGCCCAAACCCGAGCCGCAGCGAAGGCGGAGAGATACCAAAACTGGGCAGCCGCAGCGGAGAGGAAAAGCACAGCATTTTACGAAGCATCACAGGAGGGAAGGGATTTTCTGGTACTGGCGGAACCTATTAAAATAGGACACCACAGCGAGCAGCGCCACCGCGCCCTGATTGAAAGAAACTGGAACCGCATGGGCAAAAGTGTAGCCATGAGCGAAAAAGCCGCGGCGCATGAAGGAAAGGCGGATTATTGGGAACGCCGAGCAAAGGATATAAATTTGTCTATGCCTGAAAGCATTGAATATTTTGAGTATAAACTGGAAGCAGCCAAGGCGAAACATGAAGGCATGAAGGCGGGAACAATACCGCGGAGCCATTCCATGAGCTTGCAATATGCTAAAAAAGAAGTAAACGAAGCACAAAAGAATTTAGATCTTGCCCGACGTTTGTGGGAATAACAGAAACAACGAAACCGCCAGCAATGGCGGTTTTTTATTTGGGTGTACCCGTTTACAAACGGTTAAAAAAATTTTCCGGCTTCGCCGCGGAGCGCTCGCCGGACTCTTATAATATAGCAATCGCCAGACCTACACATATAATTAATAAGATCTGAGTAATTCCAAGCACCAGCAACATAGCGGATGTTGGATGTCGTTCACCTTTATAATCTGGCGGATAAGTTAATCTTCCCATTCTGAAAAACATTACACTCCAAAAGTGGCAGTAATTTTTGTGTGATCTTTACTCCAAGTAAATTCAGTTTTCGTAGAGTATGACAATACGATTAAACCCCTGTTTTCATCATCCCGATAATCCAAGAAGAAGAAACATCTTTGCTCCTCAATGTCCTCAATTTTTGTTAATCTTTCTTTCGCAAATACAAAGAACTCATCATCAGATTCGAAAGTGTAATGATAAAATTTAGCAAGATTTTTCCTGACTTCACTTTCGATTTTTTCGTGAAATTCATTCACAGCCTTTCTATTAATTTCCGACAGCAAATCGTTTAAGAAAACATTCATAATAAATGATTCAGGAATTCCCTTTATATTCTCGGCTCACATCAAACACAGTTTTTTTGTTGCCAAATTGATCATTTTCAAAAACTAACAAGCCTCCCCATCCCCAAGGCTTTATATTAGACACATCCAAGCGCATATTCCGGACGGCTTCTGCAATTCTTTTAAGCGCTTCCACCAGATCCGACGTGACTTTTTTTAAATTGTGCAAGTCCACCGGCGCAGCATCTTTTAGTTGCTGCCTTTTCTTTTGAATTCTTTTTTTGTTGCTCATGGTGTTAAATTTTCAAATTCTTTTCCTCCACGATTTCCATCAGGGCAGCGGAAAACATGAGCAACTTGCTTTCTTCACCATTGATCAGGCCACCGTCATCCTGGATTCTTTTCATGGCTTCAAAATGATTTTCATTATTGGCGGCCGCTACTTTTTCAATTACATTGATGAAAGGCTGCACCGTTTCCTGGTATTTTGTTTTTAGGTTTCCGCGCACCGCATTGCGAGCATCTGCCAAAACCTGCAGGTTTTTGAAAGTGTGGGCTGTGTTTTCCATAGAGCTAATTTAGGCATTTTAGTTCATTATCAGGCATTTAAGCGCATTAGTATTACGACTTATCTATATTTAAAACAACTGATATACAATGTCTTATAGGTCAATGTGCAAATCTTGTTCACTTTGCATCTTTATTTGACTGTTTAATCTCACATTATTTGTCTTATTTTTACACCAGTTGATTACTCATCGATGTGCTTATTGAGTAAAAATCAAACAAAGAAGTACGCCAGAAGTAAATCACAACCGTGTAGTTCGGCTAATAAAAAAAATTCCCGAGGCGCCCACCTCAGGAATTTAATAAAGTAGCAATTGTTTAATCTTTTTTAATAACCTAATATGGCTAAAAAAAGTAAGAAACGGATCCCAATTCGTATTCTATTAAAAATAGAATTAAACTGGGCGGTAGTTGTGTTGAAACTACTGATGTAAAACAATTTTTAATTAAAACTCTCTCCGCAAGCGCGGGGAGATTTTTTTTGTATTTACATTTTATTTGTACTCTGTAAATACTTTACAAACTTATAAAAAAAAACCTACACAAAAGCCCCTATCATTAATGGAGTTTGTTAATTTTTTATTAAGCTGTTTTTCGGGAGAATAAAGATCAGCTTTCAAATTGTCACCCCATCACTTCCGGATCGCTCATTTCGAAGTGGCGGCCGTTCTGCTCGTTGACCCATTCGGGGCGGTAAATGAAATACTTAAAGGCATCGCTCATGTTCGTTGAGAACATCGGGCGCTTGGCCATCGGCAGCTTTTCGGAGCTTTTATCTTTGTGGATGCGTTTCGCGCCCTTCTTATCGGATTTGATGATCTGCTTTGCCACGTTCATGCTGCTGATGAGTTCCCGGCACTGGTACTTGTCTATCTGCACACGCGGCAGCCGTTTGTAGTTTTCCTGAAAAATGTTTTTGCAGAGCTTGAATTCTTCTTCCTGGTAAATGGTCTGCTGGTTCCGGTTCATGAGCATCACGCTCCAGCCTGTGGAACTGCCGTCCGGATTCTTTTCGATGAAGTTCTTGATCTCCGTGGCCCAGTCGCGGCCCACTTTGCTGTACTGGTTCCCGGACCGGTCATAATACAGGATTACACGTTTATTCCGGTGATCATCGAAAAAGCTGAGAAACTTGTCTGCCAGCTCGCGCGAACCTTCAGGCGCAAGGGTGTAGATGTTTTTGAGCACGAAGACATCCCGGCCTTTGGTCTGGCCGATGACCATGCTGATCATATCGCCGAAATCAATGCCCAGTTCCAGCGGCTTGCCGGGGTCGCAATATTTAAGCGCGGCAGATGTGGTCCTGGCATCATCGCCGGTATTGTAACGCTTATAGAAATCCAGGATCAGGCCGTCATCATACACATGCCTTTCCTCATCAAATCCGACATAGAATTTCTGGCCGGCTTCCACCTGCGGCGGCATAGAGAGCACGGAAGTATTGAATTCTTCCACGCCCAAAGATTCCAGCGCGGTCTCAAAATAGTTAAGCCGCAGGATATTCAGGTTCGCAAAAGAGGAAACCACGTAAAAGAAGGTACTGTCCATACGCAGGGCGTACCACTTCACGCGCAGGCGGCGGATCAGGTTTTCGGTTTTCTTCGCCAGCGTTGCATTGCGCTTGCGTTTGTAGCGGATCCAGTCTGCATGCGCCTTGTTCAACTCCATGGATACGGAAAGCAGGGCGCGGATATGCTCCACGTTCATACTCTTTTCCCGGTCCATGATCCAGTCGTATTCGCCGGGCATGATCACGTTGGGGTAATCCGTCGTAAAAGTAGCACCCAGAAAGAAAGGCGAGTGCCCGAAGATGGTGGAATCCCCGCGCAGGGCAGGAAACAGGCGGTCTATTTTCTTTTTTTCCAGATACTTGGTTTCGTCGCCCGTGATATGCTGGTAGGAGTTTCCCGCGCCGGAGCTGGGCGTATCCATGGAAATATAATTGAAAAAATTACCGAGGAAAGTGGAAATGGTATGCTTGTAGGTCTGCGGCGCCTTGTAGGGCCGTTTCCAATGCTTCGGCGGCGGCTGATCCACCACGTAATGCTGGCCTTCCACCCAGCCTTTCCGGTTCCAGCCTTCGATCAGGGAAGGCACCACGTTTTTCAGCAGGTTTGTGTAGGTATCCCCCACGATGGCGATATAGCAGCCGGGCATATCATAGCAGATGTCCATGGTGCGCTCGGCGAGGATATCGGTTGTTTTCCCGGTACCGCGGCCCAGCACCATGAACAGGTTTTTCGGCTGCATCAGGTCTGCGAGCATTTTCGGCCACGAGCAGAAACGCAGTTCCGTATCGGCCATTTCTTTGACTGAAATTACAGAGCGCTTCATTATTTGTCTTTTCGCGGGTTTTCGGTATCCTCCTGGAACACACGGACCGGCAGGCTGAGCAGTGCTTCCTCCTTGATCCGTTCGATCGCTTTCGGCGACATTTGTTCCAGCTTCACTTCGATGAAGGCGGCTGTTTTCTCCGGATCTTCATTCCCGATCTCAAAGTGCGAAGTATCAAAGGTGTACACCTTGAAGGGTTTGTTCATCATTTCATTCGTGATCTCCTCTTTATCTTCCACATCCAGCTGGCGGATCTTGGCTGCGCGTTCCAGTATTTTGCTGGCTTTTTCCAGATCAGCCACATTCTGGGCGAGTTTTCGCGCCAGTGTGTAGTCTTTTTCCAGATCGTCCGCATAACGGTTGCGGAAGGCGTTTTTCGTGAGTTCCTGCGAGCCATAGAAATATTCCATCGACTCATTGAAGAGGCGCAGCGCCACCAAGCGGTTTCCTTTGATCTCCGGCTCAAAAACCACCAGGTGATTGATGATGGCTTCTTTCTCGCCAAACTTGTCAAACCGCATGCGCATATTGTAAATGCGCGTGAGCATATTCACATAATTAATGAACTCGGCCGGGGCCGTCATCGGCATGCCGTTTTCCGCCCATTCATACAGGTAACTTATATCATAATCCGTCCACTTCACTGCTGAAATATATTTGGTTTTTGGCATCGTTCAGGAACTGTTCCCAACGAATTTTGGCGAGTTGCTGCGCGGCGGTAATGTTGCCGCCCTTGGCATTCTCCATCAGTTTCATCCCGATTTCGGCATCCGTGAGCAGCACGCCGCGGTCATAGTGATAGCGGATCAGGCTTTCGGGGTTGCGCCACTCTTTCATGAAGGCTTTCACCGGTTCATCCAGGTACACAGCGATACGCTCGGGGCCATAGCCGGCACCGGCAAGCTGTTCCACCTGTTCCAGTTCTTCCTGGGAAAGCCGTATGTCGTTTATCATTTATGAAAGGCGGATCCGGCCAGGGGAATCCTTTTTACTTTGGTTTTGGGCTTTGCCATTTTTTTGAAAAAGTTTTTCGTGTTCATTTTGTGACGTTCCACGAAACCGGGTTTCTTCACGACGATGCGCAGGGACTTGCGCTGCTGCAGGGCTTCCAGTTCGCGAACAGCATAGGCAGCCAGCGCCTGCTGTTCCTGTTCGGCGGTTGGCGGGATATATTGGTCGCTCATGGCAACATCCACGGCTGTGGCAATAGGTAATTTCATAAGGTTTTATTTTTCAAACATTGTTTTAAAAAAGTCATACACTTCTCTGGAATTGGTGAGCGTGTACTGCTCAATCTGGGCGTTTTCGCTCCAGTTGCCGGAACCTTCCAGCACGAGATGAAATTCCACTTCATCCAGCCGGGCATGCAGCAGGGTTACTTTGCTGTGATTCCAGGTGTAGATGGTACGGAAGGCGGCATTTGATTTCACCACGGCTTCCAGTACATCAATTGTCAGCGGATTGCGCTTCACCATACTATCGGAGATCAGCAGGGTAACTTCGCCAATGCGGCCGGCTGTGTGCAGCTGCTGCAGGGCTTCCACCACGCGGCGCGAAATGGAGTAGGTGCTGGCATGGATCTGCTGAATGAAATACCGATCTGCGAGCCACGGAATGAAGGTAAAGGCATTGAAGGCGTTTTCTGTGTAGATATAGAAAACTTCGCCCTCCTGCGGAATGCGCACCAGGTCATTCACACGATTGATCCGCTCCATGTGCCGGTTCAGGAATGTGGAAAAAACACCTTCTTTTTTTTCAGAAGGTGTTTTCCGTATTTCTCCCAGATCGAAGAATTTATTTTTCTTTGCCGGGCTTGATTCGCTCATCGATCAGGCTTCTTTTCTTTTCCCAGAACGCCAGTTCTGCTTTGGCTTCCGCTTTCTCTTCCGCTGTTTTGGCGGCTTCCAGCTTCTTTTTCTTTTTGGTCACCTGGGAAGCTGCGTTGCTGCGCGATTGCCCGAGTTTCTCCGGCTCAATCGCGGCCACTTCTCGCTCCAATTTCAGGTCGCCGAAAATCTCGTGTTCGCCGAGGATCTGTTTTTCTTTGGCGTAATGCTCCAGCTCGGCATGAACGGCGCGATTGGTTTCGAAATCTTCCAGCAGGCTGTTGGCTGTTTCAAATACCTGTGCTTCGGTCAGTTTGGGTTCAGCCACATCCACCAGCGCATCAAAGAGATCCTGATGCTTGGCTTTGTAATCCTCGAAACTGGTGATGGCATCGGCGGCCAGCACCTTCAGTTCGTTGGGCGTGTCTTTTTCGCGCAGGAACGGGTACTGTTCACGGAAACGCAGGCCGGCTTTCTGGTTATCGTTCATATCCTTCAGGACATGGCGGAACGGATCCAGCTGTACATCGGAAAGCTGCGGAGTTGATCCGGTTTCAGGTTCAGGCTCATTTACGGTTGTTTCTGGCTGTGGCTCGTATTGCGAGACATCCACGGCGGAAATATTGTGGTAGCGCTGCAGCTCGTATTCCAAGGCTTCGGCATTGTTGACCGTAGCGCCGCGGCGATTGTAACGGGCGAGCAATTGCGGGGAAAGCTGGCTTTCCACGGCGAGCGCCATTGCCTGATTGTAGCGTTCGGCAGCAGCAACAGGCGGATTTTTAAGAAATTCCAGGACTTTTGTTTTCATCTTTTTTACAATTTGAAACAAAGGACGGCAGGCGGCGGCAATTGCCGCGTTACATTAAAAAGGAAAACCCCGCACGGGTAAGGTGTGGGGTTGATTGAGGGTTAAGTGTTTGTAAGCGTTTGCATCTGGAATGTTCGTCAATCTGCGAGTTATGCGAGATTCTAAGAATCGACAGTAACGACATCGAGAATTTCAATAACTCTTTTCGCCAATTTAATTGATAACTCAAATTCCTTTTTATGCCGTTCATCTTCTTCATCCCAAGAATTGTACAGTAGACAATATGCTCTATATCCTATTTGGTCATTAATTTTTCCATCTTCCATATCATCAATAATATATTGAATGTTATCCTCTCTGGGAAGAATTGAAATGTTTAATTCCTTTTCACAAATTTCACAAGTCAAAAAATCATCAGCTTCATATCCGCCACCATAATTATATGTGCTACTGAATTTTGAAACACCTAATTCTTTTAACTCATACCGCTTGGCTTTCTTAATTTCGGCATCAGTGTATTTACCTTTTATTTGTTCGCCATTAAACTTTCCAGTTTCTTCAATCTCTTTGAATTTCGCTAATACTTTCTGCCTTTCTTCTTTAAGAAATTTACGAGCATTTTTGACAGCTTTTTCAATACAATTCTTACAATAATCACCTTCAATATCGCGATTATTTTGTCTAACCCAATGAACATCGCTCAATGTCGCATAATACCTTTGCTCAAATGGTTCTAAAAGTTCTTTAGCCTTGTCTTTTAATCCTTGAAAATCTATAGAAGCACCTCGCATAACATCAGTTTGGCAAGATGCGGTTTTAAGGTTTTCTTTTGACATATTTTCTAATTTTAAAGTTTATTAATTATTTTGAAGTTTCGGTTAGGTTTCCGCACCTCGCCAAGCTGTTGGAACGTTGGGCGTAAGCTTAAAAAGGCAACACACCAAGTATTTTATCGATTTGTTCCTGCTCGACAAATGGCAACTCTGACCAAATAACATCCATACCAGACAAAGAGCCGCCAGTATCTAAAATATAAACATCTTTGCCAGTTTTTGTGTCGTGTTGGTAAACGGCTGTTGTGTATCTCAATTCAGATAACCAACTCTCTTTTTGATTTGACACATAAAGCAAAACACGCTGATTTAATCGTGGTTGACGTTGGCTATCATTGTAGAATAAAAGCCTACGCCCAACAGCAGTTTGGCAAGATGCGAGGTTTTGTTCTTTTCTTGTCATTTTTTAATTATCTTTTTTAAAGTTTCCATTTTTCACAAACCTTATCTTTTAGTGTTACCCGGCTGAAATATGGTCCGTGCGGATCAAATCGGGGAGATTCTGGATTTGTGCAGATATGCCGGCGCATCTTGCCAAATGTTTTCGGCTTAATAAACTTGCAGTCCTTGCATTTGGCTGCGTACGTGATTTCAATAATAATTCCCATAAAAAACCGGCATTTTAAAATAATACTTACAAACACACAGGATCACGACGGTGATCTGGAATAGGAAAACGGCAATAACGAAGGCGGCGGCCATTCGTGGCCAGAATAATTTTTTCATGATATTTTGAGATTTAAAGGTAAGTTATTTTACAAAATAAATAATGTATTTACAGTAAGGGTATAAAGAAACCCGGCCCGCAGACCGGGAGTATCTTTTATCATTCGTGTGCTACCGGCGCAAAGGCTTTTGAATCATAAGGAACTTCGGCATGCGCGTCTTCATCTTCCAGGATCATCACATCTTCCACACGGTACCACAGGCAGCCGGCTTCGATGATATCAAACAGGGTAGGGATGTCTACCGTGTTTCGGTAATATTGTTTTGGGGAATTGTTTTCCATCTTTTTATCTTTAGGTTACGTTGGTGGATCCGGTGCAGCTGGCGCAGCATCTGGCGCAGTTCGGCATGAACCACGGCGCGGTCTTCCCGCGTGCGGTCGGTATCGCCGTCACTGTGCTGGTGTGCGCGTTCGAAAGTTTCGAAGAGCACATCTTCTGCCTGCTGCAGAGTGTAGATGCTGAATAATTTGGTGGCACGGTCCAGGGATTTGTGAATTTTTTTCATGTTAACTAATGGTTTTTGATTAACTAATAAATTTATTCTTTAATCCCAGATACGCCATAGTGAAATTGCGATCGTAATTGTACACTTCGCGGCCTTCTTTGGTGATCACGGAAACGCGCACGGCACCGAAGGGCATGGTACGCGCCCGAAGGCAGCGGAGTTGGTGATCCTGCACGAACTTGCAGATGGAATGTTTCTTTGGTTTGGAAAACCAGTTGCGCACGGTGTCGCCGGCGGAGCGGATGCGGCCGGGCTGTACAGCCGGAGCATCGAGGTTGATGTAGTTTGCCATTTTTATATCTTTTATGGTTTAAGCCAATAAAATACGCTCCAAGGTGTGGAGAGTTTTGGCAAACTACATCAATCAGAGATTGAAAACCACACGCGAGGAGCGCGAATATTTAGATCGTAAAGATATCAGAATATTTCTGATTATGTAGTTTGCCGAGACAAATGTACATATTAATTCCAATAAAACAATAGTAATCGTTAGTTTTTTTTAATTGTCGTATACCAGTCGCTTTGTATAATCATAACCATCAGTTAAAATTATCTCCTTAAAACCCTCATTATGCAGTTTTTGGAAATAACCTTCTGTTTCAAATTTTCTAAAATACACATCGTTGAATCTAATGTACTTTAAAGTTATCTTTTCGTTTAACTTCCCTGATGTTGAAACATTAATGTTAAGCCCTACATCCCATAAATTGTTCTGGAAATTCTTAGCATACTCTTTCCGCTCTGCCACGGTTTCTTTCCTCTTTTGTATTATTTGCTTTGAGTTTAAACTGTCTTTCGTTTTTTCAACTCTTTTTTCATAATCAGTTCCACCTACCTGTAAACTTAAATTGTGGAAAGTCAGATAATGGTCTTGTACAGGCTTATTCTCTTTCAGAGAAGCATAGGACTCTTTAACCTGCACATCTAATGGCTTTTCATTCTGATCATCCAGATCTTTACTTTCAGCCAGCACACTGTCAGTAGCATTTACAATCAGTGAATCTGAATTGCTTACTGATGTTGCATTCTCATTAGTACAAGAATTAAGCACAATGAATGAAGTGATAAATAAAATTTTTCTCATAATAAATAGTTTTACTCAAATCTAACAAAAAAAAGCCCTGCAGCACGTGCAGGGCGTTAAATTTAACCACTAAAAGTATGCAATAAAATAACTAATCCGTAGTAAATGTAAATACAATATTTCAAATAACCAAATATATTTACGGAAGCGTTTCCTTTATTTTACGCAAACCTTCCAGCAGCCGCCGGTAGGTCTTTTCACTCACTTCAAGGTCGCCCTTGATATATTTGTTCAGGTTATTTTTTTCAATACCGACCAGCTCGGCAAAGGCGCTGATGTTCAGCCACGGCAGTTTTGCAAACAGTTCAATGGTTTCCTGTGTTTTCATAATGCTAAAGATACCTAATTTTAGGTATCTGACAAAATGAATTACTGGTTTTGTTCCACGAGTTTTTTAAACTGCGCTTTCACGGCATCCGTGAAGCCAAAAGAAAGCTGCTTGATCAGGAAACGCTTATGCGAAAAGATGACTTTATTATGGATCGGGTAGGCTTTTTTCTTCACAATCCGGTTGGCTTTATATTTTTTGGTCGCCGCTATTTTGGATTTTGTTTTGCGCGTTTTCATGTCCACAAACCGGTGCACACCCAGATGCTGATACGTGAGTTCGTTTTTGTCCACAATCATTTTCGCGCGTTGCCATTTGGACTGCGTAAAGCCCCGCATTTCGCGCCGGCTGTCGCGCATGATACTCACTGCCTGCTGGCGTAGAATATGGTTCACAAATCGCTCCTCGATGGCGGTATCGCTGTTTCTGCCTTCCAGTAGATCCATTATTCAATATCAAAAGTTAAGGACCAGCCGTTGCAGTCGGCTTTCTTCCATAGCGGCTCCAGCTGCAGGCTGTCCACGAACATATTGCGCAGGAAGTGCGCGCAGCCGGTCGTGGCCTGCTCCAGCAGGGAATTGCGGAGCCGTTCGGCCACAACAAACGTGCGCTCGAAAACCGCGATCAGTTCTTCCTGCGAAAGTTCGGAGTAATCCGTTTTTTCCAGGATCATCAGCATGCCCTGGGTAGTGGTCCGGTAATTATCTGCATTCGTGCCGGTAGTACCGTAATTGGGCAGCACTGCCACCAGGAACATATTTTCATAGGCTCCGCGCTCGGCCAGGTTCTTGGTGAGCTGGCTGTCATCCACCACCACCCAGGCGGCGTTGATAGCGGGATCTGTTTCTTTCAGTTGCTGGATCAGCACATTAAGTTGTGACGGGCTCATTCTTTTTTTCTTCTAAATTGTTTTTCTGCAATTGATACAGCCGCCGCTGCACGGCCCAGAAATTAGCGCGGCGCACGCTGGCGTAGGAACCAAACACGCCGGACTCTGCAATATCATTCATCACGCCATACATGCCGATGCCCGGCATTGTGGATTTCTCTGCCTTGCCGGATTGGTAGATGATACTGAGGTCAATTGAATTTCCCTGCACCACGATTTCGCCGCTCATAATAAACAGTTGCATGGCAGAGAAGTACAGATAAAACCCATACAAATGGCGGATATCCACAAACCGGAAAACCGTGCGGGCTCGTTGGCGCGCGGTTTTGGGATCGTATTGTTCGCCTTTGGGCAAATAAAATATGGCAAAGAGTTTACGCAGGTAGATGCTTTCCCCGGTATCCGCATAGTTGATGAACTCTTCCAGGCCGTCCACATACTGCCCAAATTCCACATCTTCAAAGATATCCTCTGGGCCGTGGAACCGGCGGAAGGGGAACACCCGCAGTTTGGGCAAGTGATTATTCACGTAATACTGCTTGATCTTCAGTTCCTCGCGGCCGTCTTTTTCTTCTTTATCGAAAAAGGTTTCCACCAGGGAGCCAAGCTGGTATACATTCTCAAAGATTTCCGGATATTTTTTCCCGGAAGGCCGGAGCCGGAGCAGCGCGTACACTGCCAGATTCTTAAATTCCTGAAACCCGATTTCGCCATGCTGAAACATGAAGATCAGTTTGCTCATGTCCGCATACTGCGCGGCATCGCATTCCCCAAGGTGTTCGGGGAAATACATATAATCATCTTTCAAAGGCAAATACAGGGTATGCATCAGGTATCAATAAAATTATCACAGCCGCGGATGCCGCTGTCAATTACAATATGCCCGGGGTACGGATCTGTGTACTGCTGCGCCTGCCGGACCATTCGCTCCAGGGCGATCAGGTACCGTTTCCAGTCTTTTTCAAAAACCATGGCCGTTTCCAGATGCTGAAGTTTATCCACAGGCTGCAATGTTTTGCCGCCTGTATGCACAGTTTCCTGAAAAACATTTTTCGGGAACAGCTGCACATTCAGCCGCCGAAGGCCCCAGTCCATAGCGTAATACACGCAGATCTTCTGCGCAATATTTTTCATGCCCAGAAAATCAGGTTCCGTCACGGATTGGATGCGTGGCAGCAGTTCCAGTTCCTCACATTCCTGCAGCGCAGGCAGCAGGTTCAGATACAACCAATAGGAACCCCGGATATTGAAATGCTTCTCAAAATCATTTAAAGAAGCCACCAGCAATTCCTTGTGGTTAAATTTCTCCACGTTCACCGGAATACCATGGGAAAACATGTGTTTCAGCAGCCCGTTCAGGTGCAGGTAATACAGATCATCCAGTGCGGCCGAGTTCGCATCCAGCATCCACTGCCACGGCGTGCCATCGTGATCATCGGTGCGCAGCTTGCGCCCACGATTGGTGAAAGCCAGATCCGAAGTTGGCACATATATAATCAGTGCACGCAGCAGGATGGCGTGCTGCACCAGGCGTGAGAATTCTGTTTCAGATTCAGCTGTTCTGATCTCCTCATATTTTTCTTCGGAAATAATATCGGCAATTTCCGAAGTGGCCACATGCAGGGCGCTTTCCATCCGGGCGAAAGAAAGATCCGCATCCACGAAGCCGAGGCGCTCCTTGGCCTGGCGGGAAAAATTGACAGCGTTCCAGATTAACTCCATAGCAAAAACATTAATTCAATTAGCTTCCAGGCACCCAGCAGGAAAACGCCGAAAGCCAAGGCAATCAGTCCGAGGGCAATGGCTCTGCAGCCGGCAGGCGGGTTTTCTGAATCAAAATCCAGATCGTTATTGTGTTCCGTTATCATATGTTGCGAGTTTATTGCGGTCGGCGGAACTCAGTTCCTCCTGCCGCTTGGGTTCGTTATGGTAAAATCCTATTTTCAGGTTGCTGTCCGGGAAGTTGTTTGCGATCGCAAAATTGATCGGCTCCATGATGACCATTTCCGGAATATCAATCCCGGTCTGCAGGTAATTGTTCAGCGCGTAGTATTGCTCCGAGCCGCTGTCACTCTTGCCTGTATCCGACATGTTGCCCAGCGCACCATGGATCCCGACGCCGGTAGCCGCGGATCGGTCCGCTTTGTTGGCGATGGCGATATGGGAAGTAACCACATCATTCATTTTCTGGTCGATCACTTTAATCTCCCAACCCATTTCGGTAAGGTTGGCGCCTTCCACCACGAGCACCTGCTCGGAGTGCCAGAACTTGCCGGCATTATCCAAGCCGGACAGCACTTCCTGCACATCCTTCAACATCCGCCGCTTGAAGGTCTTGAACATGGATTCCTTGTAATCAATGTTTTTATCCACGCACTGGTTTCTGATTTCCTCGCGCTTCTGGTTCCAGTATTCCTGCGGGGAAGTGATATGATACTTGATATTGATGGAATTGCGGGAAAGCGCGGCGAGGAAGCGCGGCACATTGGTACTCTGCTGAATCCAGGGAATGGACCCGAGAATCTGCGGAATACTGAAAAAATCGGAGCAGAAGCTGGGCAGGTTGCTGTACATAATGCTTTGCCCGGCTTTCACGATTTCTTCATCTGCATTCTGCAGCGGATATACATTGTAGGTTTCCGGTGCGTTTTTGTCCTGCAAAAGAATGTGGGTAGGTTCCTGCTTCTTACCGACCACCATCGGGCGGTAAGCCTGCACATGATCCAGCCGGTGAATGAACGGTTCTTCGCCCACGCGCCAGCCTTTTTTCAGGGTGATCTGTGCGTAGTGACTTTCGATGTGCGAAAAGTCCACCGTGTTTTTCAGAATGAATTTTTCGTGGCCAAAAGATTTCAGCCACTTTTCGATGGCGGGGGAAGACTGCCATTTTTTAACAAGCAAACCATCTTCAAATGATTCCTCATACAGCTTGGGGCCTTTGCCCCAGTTGAGTCCGGTTTTTTTGTTCAGGATTCCGGGCACAATGGAATTGGCATACACCACATTGCGGATATCCAACGGCAGGCTGTTATTCACGCCGTACGGAAAAATATTCCAGTCGCCAAAGCGCGACACATAGCCGCGATTGGTGAATACATCCAGCGGCGACCAGGGCTGCGTGGAACCGCGGCGGCTGTCAATCACCTCGAAAGTAAAGGCGGCCCGCTCATCATGGCTGATGGCGGCATTATCATCTATAAACTCTATCATGGGTAATCTTCAAATCGTTAACGGTAAGGAGCAGCGGCAGCCAGAAATGTTTGCGCTCGCCGGTATCGCAGTTTTCGTAGGCAATCAGGTTTTTGGCGTACATGCTTTTTTTGGAAGGAAGTCCTTTTGTGAGAATGGCATTTTCCACGATGACAAGACCGGACGATTTTCGGCGCGTTCGGTCGCACGACACGAACGACAGGCGCACCGGGAAATTATCACGCGACAGTTTGCGCATCAGTTTTAGCGCATCGTAGATATTAATCTCCTTCATACCTGCGAAAATACAGTGCAGGCCGCGGCAATGGCGTTACATTAAAACAGAAAATGTTCCCGACACACTGCCGGGAACATTCATGAAAAAAAACACAAATGATTGAAGGGTTTACGTTCTGGCAACTTCTACCAGGTATGTTTTATCGGAAATCGCCACACGCAGGGAAATGGTCACACCTGCAAGCGCGGTCCAGTTTCCTTTGGTCAACAGTACGGCAGGATTGCCCACGGCATCCGTAGCGAGCACGGCGGGATTGGTACCACCGCCACCGATCAGGGAAACCACAGCGCCATCCGGCAGATCAGAGGAGGCGATATCGATCGCAGTACCATCAGTCACCGCAGGCAGCTGGTAGGTCATTCCCTTAGCCAGTTCCAGCGCAACAGCAGCCACGGAAGCCACCGGTGCATTACCATCCGTGAAATCAACGGATCCAGTGTAAAAACGGATATACTGATCATTGATCATTTCCTGCTCAAAGGTCAGCGTGATCACATTCTTTTCGTTGGTGTCTTCCACGCCTGTTTTCAGGATCATGGGCAGACACTTGGTTCCCATTGTTTTGAATTCGTCGGTATCGCAACCGCCGTAAAAAATGACGAAGCCGCGTGAGCTGTTTTTCTTTACGAAGATCATGGCTTCCTTGGGAGTGCCGGGATATTCGCCTTCAAACTTACCCTTAGAGCCGTACGCATCCGGAGAGCCTTCGGAGCTCAGCGTGGCTTTCTGGGTGGAAGGAGTCATATAAATTTCTATAAAACCCGTTCCTTCTTTGAAGACAAAATTTCCGTCCCAGGAAACGCCATCAGCGTTCAGGGTAGGCCAGGCAAGCACATCATCTACGGGCACTGCGATGGCATTGCCGCGCTTCGGGGTCGGCACACCGGGATTAGATCCAACTTTATGTAAATGTCTCATTTCTGAATATTGTTTTTAAGGTAAGCCCCACCCGAAAGCGGGGCCGTTCCTGGTTAGTAATTACCCGCGGGCCAGTTCGTTCCACTTGCCTCCCACATGGATCAGATCCATGTATTTAGCTTCTGAATCCATTGCGTAGGCTGTACCGCTGATGGCGATTTTGCCAGCTACATTGTCAATCGTAAGTGCATTGGCACCCCCATACACGCGAACGGTGTTCCCCTCACTGCCACCGATGATATCGGTGAGCGTAGCAGCCGCAGTACCTTTGTAGATGTACTGATCAGCTTTATACTCGAAGGCATTTCCGGTGAAGGATTTCACTGTGGAAACCACCGCCGGAGCAGATGTGCGGGAAACCTCTTTCCACTTATCAACCCCAGTTTTCACCAGCGTTAATTCGCCGCCTGATTTCAGATCAAAATCCGCATTTCCAGTCAGGGAAATGTTGGCGTTATTTTTCACTTTAACAGCAGAAGCGAGCGAAATATCACCGCGCAGCACCAGATAATTTCCTACATCACCGGTGATCTTCGTGATATCGGTAGTGAAGCCACTGTCCACATACGAACGGTTATGCGCTACTTCGAGGATTCCGTTTTTCTGGTCATACGCCACCGCGTAGAAGTTGGCAGACATTGCCGGAACATTGTTGGTCCAGATGGACTGATATGTTTCCGCGTGCGCTGTTCCTTCAGCCACGGTCATCCCGATATGGTTGATACCGATACCGATTTTATAATCAGCAAATACGTACACATCGCGCAGGAACTTCTCAATGGTGTACATTCCTTTTTCTTCCGGACGGTATTCCAGCACCTTGATGTTATCCATGAAGGTAATCACCATCAGGTCGGAGCCTTCCATCTGCTGCAGCGGCACGAAGGTAATGTTCGGGAAATCCTTCGGTGTTTCCGGCATTCCTTTATAGTCGGAATTCTGGCCGTATGTGTCCTCATATCTGCGCTTGTAGGTACGGATCCAGCTTGGCGCAAGAATCAGCTGCAGCGGCTGGTTGCGTACTTCTGCCGGCACGGACTGAATCATCTCATCAATATAATCCAAGATGTTAGCATGAGAAGGCACACCCAAATTGAACGGACGGAATTTCCCGGCATTGCGGGCATCCAGCACCTGTTTTCTGAGCCCGTCATTACGGAACAGATAAGAAACCGGTTTCTCCGGATCGTGATCTTCCGGTGTCGGAACATGCACGCCGTTCACGAGCACATCCGCATCTTCTGCACGTGCTTTCTTGGTGAACTCCGTCAGCAGGTATTCGATGAAAGTCATCTTATACGCCTGGGAACCTTCGCGGTTGAACTGATTGAGCCAGTTGGTTTCAATCTTCTGCATTTCCCAGTAGTTGAACTGCAGATCGATCTGAGCCGGCTGCACGCGCATTTCTTCTGCCTTGATGGTGGCATCACCTTTCGGAGACCACTTGGCTTTACGCGGCTGGGTTACTTCGCCCACTACGATCTGTGCAGATTTTGTACGGTCGGAAACTCCGGTTACCACCGGCCAGTGAGACGGCAGCGTGAAATACGTGCTGAACAAGGAATCGATCTTATCCGGATACGTTTCCACGAAATCGGCGAAATCCTGATTCAGCTGCTCCACGGCAACAGACGAACGGAAATTGGTGGTGGATCCTTTGGCACCGGCAAGCGCACGGGCGTTCCAGGATTTGTCCACGCTCCACATTTTGCCTTCATACCCCATGAGCTGGCCCTGGGAAGCGAATACCATTGCGAGGCCTGCACCGATCTTACCGGCGTGCGCCATAATAGTTTCCACCGCACCGCGGTCCGGCGCATCTTTCAGCTTGTTAATGGTTTCCGTTTGCTTGGCAACAGTTTTCTGCAGGCCGGCGACTGTTTCAGACAGCTTGGTGATCTCACCGTCTTTTTCCTCGACTTCCTGATTTTTTTCCGTCAGGTCGCCGGTCACTTTTTCCAGCTGCGTTTTGGCATCTGCAATTTCCTGCAGTTCGCTGTTCACCTGCTCAATCAGCTGCGAAGTCTTCGCTTCATCGCCGAGCAGCAGGTTCAGTTTCCCGGTATCCTCTTCGGATAGGGAAAGCACATTGTCTTTAGTCTGCAAGGAAGCCCAACCGAGCAAGCCTGCGAGAATAGCACTGAACTTTTTCATTCTTCTTAAAAATTAATTATTGATTGTTTTGTTTTAATTCTGCTTTGGCCAGCACCAGGTTGTACGCCTGATCCAGCGAGCCGATGCTGTCGGCCAGTCCGGTTTTCACGGCTTCGTTGGCATATACTACTTTTCCGTGCAGGACATCATCCGAAACCTGCGGGCGGAACTTTTTGACATCTGCCATAAAGCGCACGGCAAGCGGCACCAGCTTCTGCTCCAGCAGTTCGGTGTTTCCGGCAAGTGCCTGGAGATAGTCTTCGTTTTTATCCTTTGATTGTGGCGGGCGCACCATAATGAGTTCACGCTCCGGTTTCTCGAATGCGATCATGGCACCGATGGAGCCGGCACAGGCTGTGAAATCGTTGGCCATCATGATATGGTCTGCACACACGGCGGAAATGTAGTAGTGCAGGGAACAGGCTTTTTCTACCCAAGCAACAACCGGCTTTTTCAGCTTCGCTCTGAGTTCAATAAACAGAGGCATGGCATCGGCATTTCCCCCGGGACCATCCATTTTGAAAATAAAGCCCTTTACGGAAGCGTCGCCATTAAACCTCGAAATAATATTTACCAGATCCACAGCGCCATAAGAACAAGCGCCTGAATTTTTTGTAAGCTCACCTTCAAAGGAAACAACAACCACTTTATTTTTAAGAGCCGGCTCATTTGTTTCAGGATCGGTGTATCGCTGGCCCATCATCATATGGGACATGGAAGGTTCTGCCTTGGCAAACCGACCGCTGCGCAATCCGGCCAGGATATCATGATATCCGGCCACGCTGGGAGTTTCGATCAGCCAGGTGCCGAAACTGATTTCTGAAAGAAGGGATTTTAAACTCATGCCACGAAAATACGGGCATGGCAGGCGGAGTGGCGTTACATTAAAACGAGGGTGAAAAGTAAATTGCTACAATTTATACCACCCAAAATTTGCAGAGCCGTTTCATTTTGTATCAACTTTACCGCATGAAATTACGAGCAACCATCCGGGAATCTATTCTGCCGAGGGCTGAAAAAATAATCGTGGAATTTGAGGGCGACAAAAAGAAGCAGCACTTCGAGGTGAAGTGCTGCTTTAATCCGTATAACGAGGGAATGCGAAAGTGGGACAGCTGGGATCTCTGGATCAAATGGGAAAGCGAAATCTTCACGGATCCGAAAAGCGGCGAGAAGTCTTATTTCACGCACCTGGTGTGTGAGCAGGCGCGGCCGTTCTGCCAGGTGGGGAATGGGAAGTGATCATTAACCGAATCAAAGATTTTGTTATAAATTAGTTTTCACAAACTTTTACCATGATCAGGTATCGAATAAAAAAAGCAATGGAGCCTATTGGCAGTATGGTAATGTTCGGTTACCACATGAAAATCGTTACTTCCAGAGAACTTCCACTTTTCCTTGCACAAGGCTGGGAAATTTGTCGGAAGGAATACTTTTTAATAACACCCATTTCAGATTGGTGGAAAAATTTAGAAATGCAAAATAAAATAGCTGTTGTCGGAATTATAGTAACGACAATAATAGCGCTTCTCGCATTGTTTAAATAAACCAAACAACCCCGCTTTTTCAGCAGGGCATTAGATAAAAACATCTCATTTTCACGCGAGAGATTGGCGCGTGTTATTTCAGGTTTTCATACTCCTTCTTAGCATCAAAACTCGGGCAGGCTTTCTTTACGCCGGGAAAGTCGCGATGCCCCTGGATCTTTGCTTTGGGGAACTGCTGTTTTAGTTCACGTAGTTTACAAAGCAGGGCAACTTTCTGCGCATCGGTACGTGTATCTTTTGGCTTGCCGTCCTTGTCAATTCCGCCGATATAGCACACATTAATAATCTGTGAATTCCAACCGGCCACACCGTTTGAAACTTGATCTATGGGCAATAGCTGCACGATCGTGCCATCTGCTTTTATGATAAAATGATAGCCCGGACTTTTCCAGCCTAAATTATCCCTCCAGTAACGCTGGATGTTTTCAACTTTTGCATCCGGTTGCGTTGCCGTACAGTGAACGGCTATATAATTAATTGTTCTCATGATCTTTTGATTTTAAAATAGTTAACAGGAATGACCCCTTTTAAAAACTCCCACACCACCACACCCAGCACCGCCGCCAGCACATACCACGCAAGGGAACTGCGCTCGCTTTCCGTTTGTTTCGCCTTTTGCAGACTCTTGTACGTTGTGTGCGTTTTGTAGGAAGTATGTGTTTGGTAAGTTGTTTGGACCAGATGGCGCGTTTGCGTTTTGCCAGTCTCGGTGCGCCTCTGGCTGCCGAAGTTCAGTTCGCCGGTCGTTTCGCCTTCGATGCGCTGGCCGTTGTGCAGGAAAACGAATTTGGCCGCAATGCCGTCGATGGGGCGGATGCCAAAATTCAGGATGTCTTCCGAAAGGGTGTACTCGCTTTGTGTCGTGGTTTCCGTCGTGCTGCTGGAGGTGGTCTGCTGCTCGGTCTGCGTTTGCTCGGTACGCTTCTCGCTGGATTTATTAAGGTCCGTTTTGCGTGTGCCGCAGGAGAACAGCAGTAGTGCGCTAATCCAAATATACTTTTTCATCATTCACAATTTTGTAGGGTTTCAGGATGTAGATATTGCGGTGGAAAAGCCGGTAAAAGAAACTGCCGCGTATCGAATCCACACCATCCGGAACATCAATTTCCGTCACGGGTTCGTTGATATTGTCCGGGCGCACGGCAGCATTGTTCGTAAGTGCCTGTCCCGGCGCTTCAGCATGTTTCCGGCTTAATTTGTCGATGTAGGCTTTTATCCGGTAAATAAGCGACTGGTTTTCCTTGGCGATATGGTCGGCTTTGTTCAGCAGCGCTTTAGTTTCGCTGTTTACTTTATCCAGTTGGTTGAGCTTCTGCACAATGCGCACGCTGTCCACCTGGCTGTGTGCGAAGCAAAAGAAGCTTACAAACAGGAACATTAACTTTTTCATTTCAATACACTTTTAAGGTCCTTATTTAATTTTTCATCAGACTTCAGTTGCCGCTTCAGGATGTTTTGCAGCCGTTCGGCTTCTTCCAATTTGCGGTTTACCAGTTCCTCCAGGTTGCTGCTGTTGCTGTTTTTGTTGCAGCTGTCCAGCTTCGCCTGTAGTTCGTTGTAATCCATCCGCATACGCCGCATTTGGATGCTGTCATTGCGGATGCTGCCACGCAGGGATTTCACTTCCGATACGGCGTTTTTTTCACCGGTTTTCACGCCGTTGTTGTAGAACACCACGCTGTTAATAAACCCCGCCAGAAACAGCACGAAGAAGACAATACCCCACGCGTATTTTTTTTGCAGAAAGTCCTGCATGAAGCTCATTGAACCCTGTACGGTTTCGGCTGTTTCTTTTAGGTTTTGCATTAGTTTATCTTGTCTTTATATGTATAATAAAACATTTCCATTTCGCTGGGAGCAAGTTCGCAATGGTCTTTATCAACTTTGTTTAATACCCGCCGCAAACGCGAATCCCGGCTATTAAAGATGAAGCGCAAGCCGGTCACGCTGCTGATTGTCTGCTGAAACCAGCCGTACTTTATTTCGCCATCTTTTGCCTTCATAATGTCGTTCAGCATTTCTCCGCCTGCTGCGTTTGCGAAGCAATCGTTTACGAGGGTGAAGGCTCGCATGATGGGTTTAAACTGCCGCTTGGCGGAATAGTCGCGATTGTACAGATGTTTGCCTAAAGTCCAGAAAAATCCGGCAATTGATATGAGCATGAAAACAATGCACATCAGTAAACCGATTACGATTTCTGCGAGGACTAAAAGGGTGTCGAGCAGCCATGTTTTCATCTCAACCTTGTATAATAAGTTTCATCTTCCGCCAGCGTGTCGGCGATGTACTGCTGCGTGAACATTGCAAAAACCTCTTTGTACTTATACTGCGAAATCATTAGCATTAAATATTGCAGTACGTGCACCAGTACCGGTTCCTGCTTCGTTTCGATGACTTGCAGTTCCGGCTCGCCTGTTTCTTCGTCGATGACTACATAATCTGAATAGGTGGTTTCTACTAATATTCTTTCGCCTGCTTCGTCCACGATTGCCGCCATATCGTGCGCGTTCTTTTCCCATAAAGGAACTGGAAGATTAAGGTCTAATTCTTCACCCGTTTCTTTATGTATTAAAATGCGTTTTGGGTTGATTTTTAAATACGAAATAGAAAGCGCGATGTTGTTATCCTGCACGCGAAGCACCTGATTGTACTCAGGCATTGCTGGAATATCAGGTAGTGGAATTTCTGCGAGGATTAATTTCTGCTGTTCGATCTGGTCGATGATTGACTGAATAGGACTGGGTATTATTTGTTGTCTTATCATATTATTTAAGCCATTGTTAATCTTGTGAATACTATTCCTTTTGCTTCCAAAAATGTTTTAGCTGCAATTACATCAGGATTATTGCTATATTTTGAGTTGTAAAAATCGAAGGTTACTTTATTTGCTACAGGTGCAATTCCTGACCAGTCAAAATTGTTCACCCAACCTTTCAATGTTGCATCCACATTTGCAGTGGACATTAAGCTACTTATAAAAAAATCGGCTCTTGTAACATTTCTAATATCAACCTCTCCTAATGATGGAGGATTTGAAACGTACCGAATAAACCAGCGTATATCTGTGAGAGTGTTCGATTGTATTACAATTCTACCCCTAAAATTTGTTGTACTAAAAGTTTCCACAGCAGACAATAGGTTTGGTGCAATAATGACACACTCAGATATATTTGAAAAATCTGTATTTTTATAAAATTCGTTTGCGTTTGTTAAAGAATCAAAAAATCCTGAAAAAATTTTCGTTACTGGATTGGCGATGTTTAGAAACGTAAAATAACCTCTTGTTGCCTGATGTACTGTATATTTAGAAATATCAGCCTCAATTCTATTAATTCCATTAAACACTCTATCAAGCGTATTCATATTAATGTACGGAGCCTTGACAACGAGATTTGAGCAGTTCATAAATGATTGGTCAGTAAGTTTAAAACCAGCATCCATCTGTAAAAGTTCAGTCACTTTTAATAAATCGACAGACCACGAAACAAATCTTATAGTAGCACGACCAATTAGTATAATTGTATAAATTCCTGGGGTTGCGAAAATTATAGTTCTATATGTCGTATAATTTGATGCATTAACCGAAACTTCCGCCCTTCCATCGCTGACGTAAAGAATAAAAGAAAATGGAAATGTATGCAAAATCGGCAGTTGAAACCTATCGTCAAGTTGGCTACCATCAGTTGCGCCTACCTTAATTTTTGTAGTATCAACGGTAATTTTGAAAACAGAATTTTCATCATCCAAAGCCATAAATCTTCTAATCGTACTCATATTATCTGTTTCTTATTGTTAGAAAGTCTGTACTTGTACCAAACTGAATGAGTGCCATTGAGTTTTCAGTACCGTTCATAATTGTAACATTGTCCATTCCTACGTCCAGCGTTCGTGTAGAGGAAAAAGAAATTGAACCTGTGCCACGCTTTGCTATTGTGAAAAGATTATTAACATTCGCTGCACCAATATCAATTGAGCAAGTATAATTATTAGTTCCCAAAATGATGATTATATGAGAATCATTGAATACATACCCCGCGCTCTCCATTGCTGTCTTAACCGTGCTTAATGCGAAATTTCCCGTAGGCGTGTAAACAAAAACATTTGCCTGTGCATAGGCTAAAGGCTTTTCCACGCCGTTTTTATCTGAAAAAAACAACCGTTTACCGTCACTACGCAAACGCATGGCAATGGCCGCTGTCGCGTTTTCTGTAAATAGGAAAGCATCCGCTTTAATTCTGCCAACAAACTCTAGCACGTTAACGGTTCCCGCTACATATTTTAAAACCGGTTCTAGTTTCTGTGTAGTGGCATTATAAAAGTGCAGAAACTTATCGGTCAGGCTGCTAAAGAGAGATTTATCCTGCTTCAATGCATCCGCCGCAATCCTTTCGTTTTTCTCCTGCAAGTCCGCCGCGGCACGGTTTACTACTTCCGCATCAATTTCCGCTTCGGCATTCGTTAGCCTGTCTGTCCACACTGCGCCTTCTGCATCCCATTCGATAATGTCACCGCGCGCGCCACCTTCCGGGAAACTCGCACCGCCGCCAAGACCAATCACCACCAGCACGCCTCGTTTAATTTTCACCGCTGCCCAGCCCGCTTTTTTCAGCGCCGCAGGCTTCTCAAACTGCACCAACGAAAAGCGCGTAAGTTCACCGCTCACGGGCGTATCAATAAGCGCAATGTCCACCGGACTGTTGTTTCGCAACCAGAAAATGCGCCCTTCCCAAAACAGTTTCTGCTCCGCTGTGATGCCCGCAATGCCGGGATTTGACGTGCCGTTTTTCACGCTGATATCGAACGTGTTTCCGGGATTGTTGCCGGCTACCAAAAGGCTTTCGGCTCCGGTGATTTGTTGGGTAATCCATGAGTCATTGGATTGGTAGAGGAAGTCTTGGGGGCCGGCGGGATTCACGATCTGGCCGCCATCGCTCACCGTAATGCTCGCAATAAACAGCCCCTCAAAATCCGGGGAGACCGCCTCATCGCCCTGCACGCCTTCCGCCAGGTAAAAGATCTGCGCCGTCGCCTTCGCATACAGCACCAGCGCCTTCAGCTTGCCCGGGCTCACCGGCGTATAAGGAAAAGAATCCGGCGTGGTCTTGCTGAGCGTAGTGCCGGCAATGGTGGCGGAGTTGGTGCCGTCGGGGGAAAGGGCGAGCTGGACCAGCTGCGAAGTGGTCGTAATATTTCCGATTGTATAACTATCGGGATTAAGGCCGCGCACCAAGGTCTCGACTTCCGCTTTACTATACACATCCAGCGCTTCCCGCCAGGTGATTACAAAGGGACCGATGTTCGAAGCATCCACATTTGCCTTGGCCACATATTCAGCCGGTGGAACTTCGGGATTAATAATTTCCGGGAATTCGGAATCCGCTTCAATTATTCCGGCATAAAAGTATGGGTTGATCAGATCGCTGGCGGCTTGCTTAAAATTAAAGTCAAATTCGCGGAGGGAATCGTTATCAGTAAATCCGCCGGAATAATATAGCGGGTTATCGGGATGCCCGAACACTTTGCGGTAGCCGCCTGTGCAGTAATCTGCCACGGCGATGATCCGCCTGTTCAGGATGTTTTTTAAAAAAATGTGTGCTGCGATTTCGTTTCCGGGATGCTTGCCGGCCACTTCACTCAGGAAGCCGCGGCTTTCCACATCGCCATCAGCATTGTAGCCATGATCCTGAGAACCGGGCGTAAGGTAGAGCACCATCCAGCGCACACCTTCTTTCAGCTCAATATCGCCATCGAGGATCACACCCGTGTAATCGGTTGCCGGGAAAACAGCAATGTCTTCCACAAAGCAGAGGAAGAGATACCCGTTCTTTACAGAAGGCAAACCAGGGTTGGCAGCAAGTGGTTTTCCGGCAGAAATTCTCACAAATAAATTTTTAACAAAAGTATTTCTGCAGGGCGTTTCACGGTGTTACATTAAAACTAAAACCGTCCGGAAAAGTATCTCGATTTATTGTTAATGAAAGACACACCGCCGCCAGCGGTGCGGTACCGGTAATACATGATGCGCAGCTGATTTTCATTAAACCCATACTCCAGCAGATCATAGCGGTCAATAAATTTGTTGATGCCATTTTTAATTTTTTCACGGTCCTGCGTATTGCCGTCGCAAAAGCCCTGCAGGAAGAAATAGAAGGAGGCATTAAAGATTGAATCGAGGAAGCGGTAAAAATTATCAAGGTCGGTGAAACTTAAATCAATCTGGAACTCTGCATTGTTTTTATACTCCAGGATATCCGAACTGAAGGCGCGCTGCAGGCCTACCTTGCGAGTGAAGATCCGGATCTGGTAAAACTTCACTTTATAATCCGGCCGGATGGTCCGCGTGAGGAACATCCCGAAAACGCTGTTCGGCTCGATGCGGATATCGGCGAAAAAATCGCCCTGCTGCTCCAGGTGCACACCGGCGCACTCGCGGATGATGTAGGGGATGATGTAGCCGGGAACTTCAACGGGTGCAATGTTCATATCAGCGGATTTAGGGTGGAAGCAGAGATCATTACCTGAGAGCGGAGCAGGCCAGCATTGATCGTGGGGCGCAGCGGCGTATTCTGCATCACATCATTTTTGTGCAGCACCAGCACCTGTCCTTCCTGCGTATGCATAACAATTGCGCCGGCACGGTAGATCCTTTGCGACATGCTGAACTGGATCATACCGCTGTATTGCCAAACGACTTCATGAGACCATACCGGACCGGCAGCCGTTTGTTTCAGTTCGCTGGCCAGCGCGGCCGTGCCCGGAACTGCGTTTTCAGGCGACAGGGAAACGGCGATTCCGAGTATACCAGCATCCGGTGTTTGGGCAGAAATGGAAGAAGAGGGAACCAAAACGATTTTGGAGAGGTGTAATAAGCTGGAAGCCATAAAGTTATATTTAAAAGTAAATGTAAATAAATTCTTGCTTATGACAAAATGTATTTACATCTTCTGTGGCTGTGAGTGGGATTCATTTTGTAATTCTGTAATACCACGATGAACAGGGCGTTTGCACCCCTTTTCCATTTTGTAACGCCGAAAATACCCGTTTTGTAATTTTGTAATTATCTTAATTATTACAGATTTTTCTGTAACTCTTTATAAAGATTACAAAAAACAAAAAAAGTGTAACTATACAGAAAATCAGCGGCTTACCTTCTTTATTACAGAATTACAAAAATTTTCTGATTTTTACTATGGGGAAAGGGGAAGGGGGCAGCCGGCGAATATCGCAGCGGGATTTGCGGTGGAAAGTGTGGAAACAACAAACCCGCACGGCAAGGTGCGGGTTAGGTTAGCAATAGTGGTTACGCTCAGGTGTTGTCAATCAATTGCAACGCTGCTTCAGCGGCCTGTGTGGCGGCTTTGGCAGTGCGCCGGTGGTGCATTTTAAGCCTTGAGAGGAAATCCTGCTCGCAGTATAGTGCTTCCGTTTTTTGGAAGGCACGATCTACCAGCATCAGGTCCTGGTACTTTGAGACTTTATAGCTGACTGCCTGCTGGGATACATTGAGCCATGCTGCGATTTTCAGGTTGTTCCAACCTTCCTGTGTTTTGCGGTGCGCGAAGATCATGCTTTCATCTGCCAGCCGGCCGCACATACGTTTTGGTTTCATTGTTCTGTTTTTATAATGGTGAAAACCGGATAGGTTTCTCTAATTTCCTTTTCAGCATCAGCATCCTTCGGGATCACCATGCTGCAGATCATCCGCCCAACGCGGAACTTAATTTTTTTCATATGGTTTGTTATTTTAAAAGTGCTTTTATTCTATTATTAAAATCAATCTGACACCAGTCCTTTGCCGCCTGGATAGAAGGATGGGAAGTGTGTGCGCCGTCCAGTCCGGAAACTTTTGCACCACCAGTTTCGCGGTCAATCCAAATGCAATAATTTGCTTTGATGCCCGGCAGGCTGTAAATCCAGCCGGAGTTGAACTGGCTATCTATGCGAGCCCATGCAATTTCCTTTACTATGCTGCTCATCACACACCCGCTTCAAATGAATACCCGTTCACTTCCAGCTGGTCCACTTCTTTCAGTGCCGCCAGATCCTGCTGCATTTCCTGCCGGAAGACTTCGGTATAGAGGCGGTCACTCGTTTGCTCCTGTCCGGGCTTCGTGGCCGTCCAGGTATGTTTGCGCACTTCCTCGGTGCCACCGGGGAACGTTTCATCGGTATAAATATGCAGGAACGGTTTAATGATATAGCCGCGCTGCTGGAGCCAGTGCCACATGGTGGTCGGGCTCACGTTAAGTTGTACTGTCATTGTATAGATATTTTTTGATGTTGAGATTAATCGGATCATGGCTTCCGGTATATTTTGTTGAGTTGATAGTTTACATTATTAGCAAGCTGGCGCGTAATGGCGAGCATGCCGCATTTTTCGGAAAGCCTCAGCAGGTCGGAGAGCACAAAAAGTTCATCTTCGTCTGTGATCGTGCAGGCATGCCAGCAGTATTCGACTGCCGGGACAGGAACGGCTTTCAGGATTTGCATCAGATCCGACACGGGAAGGGCGCCGTGGCGTTTCAGTGTAGTCAGGTGCATGAGCGCACTGATCTTCGCGCGATAGTCCGGCAAGCGCTGCAGGCGCAGCTGCATAGCCGGCACATTTAGTTTGTAGGGAAGTGTTTTCATTTTTTGTGTTTTTGTATTATCTTTTTTTCGTCCAGTTCGCCGATATAGCGGAAGGCTTCGGTTGTGCTGGTGTGGTAATCCACCCGGTCGGCATTGCGGCTGATGAATTCTGAAAGGGTATTGCGGTCAGTGGGCAGCAGATCCTCCAGGATGACCGCGTGCTTTTCGTGCGGAATATCACCAAAGTGCAGGTAACCGGTGCGTGTGCCGCCGTGGTAGATCCCGAAGAACCATTCTTCCGATTTCCTCATGAAGACCCCCACGATATCCAGTCCCTGAAAAATCAGGTGAAAGTGCAGGAAGGTGCCGCCTTTGCGGAAAAGGATTTCCGCCGGCACCTTAGTAATATTCTCCCTGCTCCACTCCGTCAT